GAAGAAATCACTGAAGGTGAAGAAGAAGACAAAGACGAAGAACCAGTTGACGAAAAGATTGAAGATGAAAAGGTTGCTGAATCTCTTCAAGTTGAATTGAACGAAGCTATGTCTACTGTTCAATATCTACGTGATCAACTAAACGAAGTTAATTTGTTGAATGCAAAGTTGCTATATACAAATAAACTATTTAACAGCTTTAACCTCGACCAAAAGCAAAAACTTAAGGTTGTGGAAACATTCGACTTGGCTAAGTCCATCCGTGAAGTCAAGTTGAGTTATACTATTTTGTCCGAATCATATAGTTTAGGTGGATCAGTTGTCAAAAAGACTAATACAACTGCAAAAACAATCACCGAAGGTTTGGCAAGTAAACCAGTTGCATCAACAGCTCCTGCAAAGGAATTGATTGTAGAAAACAGCAACGTGATGGCTTCAAGATTCCAAAAGCTCGCCGGAATTAAGAAGTAAAAGTTAAATTAAGGTGAGTAAAAACTAACTATAAAATAAATTCAAATTATGAGTGATATTAAATCATTATTGACAAACAATATGAATCCACAGGCTAAGTTGATGACTGAAACCCGTGGATTGCAAAGCAAATGGGACAAGACTGGTCTTCTTGAAGGACTAGAAGGTGTCGATAAGGCACACATGTCCATCTTGCTTGAAAACCAAGCACAACAATTGTTGAACGAAGCTACCGCTACTGGTACTTCCGCTAACAGTGAACAATGGGCTGGCGTAGCTCTTCCATTGGTTCGCCGTGTATTCGCTGAAATTTCCGCTAAGGAATTCGTTTCAGTTCAACCAATGAACCTACCATCCGGTCTAATCTTCTATCTAGACTTCAAGTATGGCACTACCCGTGGTGGTCTTCCAGGCCAAAACGGTTACAACGGACAATCCTTGTTCGGTGGTAACAGCACTAAGCTTGGTTCTACCGATGCAGCTGTAAATGGTCTATATGGTGTAGGTCGTTATGCTTATACCGAAAACTTCACATCTTCTGTATTTGCAGTAACAACCTGATCAGTAAGTTTTAGTGATGTTGATCTAGATTCAGCCTATGTTGCTACTGGTTCATACAAGAAACTAACAGTAGACGTTGGTTCCAATACATCAAGCATCGACTTGAACGCAGTAAGAAGCTTTGCTTTGAGCGGTTCATCAATCGATCCAACACTTCAAATCAACGAATTAACAAAGGTATATAATACCGGTACATTGGCTTCTCCAGCATATAAAATTCAATTGATTGTTACTGGTTCACAATCACCTGTACAAGGTGCAAATGCAACATTGACATTCACCAAACAACCTACTGATAGTACCCGTGGTGACTTCGAAGACACCAATCCATTCAAGGGAACTGCAGGTGGTACATCTGGTATCAATCAAGGTACCGATATCAACATTCCAGAAGTTAACTTGGAACTTAAGAGCGAACCTATCGTTGCTAAGACCCGTAAGTTAAAGGCAGTCTGGACCCCAGAATTGGCTCAAGACTTGAATGCTTACCACAGCATTGATGCAGAAGCAGAATTGACTGCTCTCTTGAGTGAATATGTATCAATGGAAATTGATCTTGAAATCATGGACATGTTGATCAATGCTGCTCCAGCATTGACAACTGAAGGATGGTCTGCAGTAATCGGTAAGGACATCATCAAGGGTGCAAATGACTCTAATGGTCTTCCAACCTTCTCAGTAGATACCGCAGCAGCAAACAAGACTGCTTACGTAAAGAGCACTTGGTTCCAAACTCTTGGTAACAAGATCCAAAAGGTCTCTAACAAGATTCATCAATTGACTCTACGTGGTGGTGCAAACTTCCTAGTAGTAGGTCCAGATGTAGCAACCATCTTGGAATCAATCCCAGGATATGTTGTTAACACAGACGGTGATTCTGCTAAGTTCGCAATGGGTGTAAGTCGTGTTGGTAGCTTCGCAAGTCGCTTCCAAGTCTACAAGAACCCATACATGCAAGAAAACACCATCTTGATGGGCTTCCGTGGAAATAACTTCCTAGAAACCGGCGCAGTATATGCTCCATACATCCCACTAGTACAAACTCCATTGGTATACGATCCAGTCAACTTTACTCCACGTAGAGGTGTATTGACTCGTTATGCTAAGAAAGTTGTTCGCCCAGAATTCTACGGCAAGATATATGTTTCCGACTTAGATCAAATCTAATTCATATTAACATAGTTTAA